AGGTATTGTTGAAAATTTTTCATCGGTCGGGTTCCTATACGATATTTATGCTTATTCAGTTTTTTGGTCTCTTGAGACCAAAAGTCGTTCTAGTAAATCGTTGCGGCTTAGCACCTGTCCGTGTGCTGTTTCCACAGGGTCAGCGCCGCTCTTGTTGTTTTGGTCTTGATCCATTTTCATCTTTTTTAGTTGTAGATCTACCATTTTTAGCTTTTTGTTTAGTTTGGCTGTCTTGGCTGTAAGCGCATGGCCCAGCATGGTTCCGGCCACAGCAAATATTTCAGCACTGTGTCTGCTGTCCACATTGAAACCTAAATCCATCAAGTTGTCGAATGTTTCTTGTGCTTTGGCAGCTATATCGTCCATTTCAGCATCTGACGCTTCTAGGCCACGCACCGCTGGAAGAGCCAAATCAATTTTGTCTATAGTAGCGTCTATCTGTGCCAACTGACTACGAGTTTGTTCGGTAGTAATTGCAGGTTCGGTGGGCTCGCTTTCGCTACCACTGGGTGGCAGATCAAAAAGTTCTTCTAATTTACGGGTCATACCCTATTTACCGGTTCGTTTAGAGCCTTGATGATATATTTGATCTTCGTTGATCACCCGAAATGTCAGACCATTTCGACGTGCCCATTTGGTGGCAGCATCCCACTTGGCGTAGTTGACTGCAACAATAGCACGGTCTCGGTCGTTCATTTTGCTCTCAATCAAGCTCTGTTTTTTGGGTTTGATTTCTATCAGTTCGGCACGTGTGGTACTGTCACGCCCACGATAAGTTACAAAAAAATCTGGCACATACATGCTTTGTTTTCCTGTGATGGGATTTCTATATGGTATTGTGATGCTTTCGCTGGCCCATTGCACAATATTGTCATTTGAATCCAGAAACATCATGAAAGTTAGCTCCCAGCCTGATCTATATCTAGGTGTACCTTTGCCCACATACTTGTTGGGATTTTTAACTATGTAACTGCCTTGTCGAAAATTTGGCATGGTCAGATTCTGACGTTTCTGGCCACATAATAATTGGATTGTGTGGGGACATTGACTCCCAGCAAGGTGCTAGAGCTGCGTATGCCGTTAAGATAATAGGCCAAGGTCAACGTAATTTGTGGAGCACTTTGTCCTTGGAACTGTTGTAATAAATTCATCACTGGAATTCCAGCTTGCTGACTGATGCGAAAAACTTGAACTGTAAAATTTCCTGCAGCCTCTGCTGATTCATTGAACACAGATTTGAAATAGCTTAACACTGCATCGTATTCATCCACCGGCACATGTTGTTGATAGCCATAAAATCGATCAAATATCTGTACTGTTAAATCAGTTTTGGTATTGACAGCGTTGACTGAACCCATGATCAACCTCCACTGATAAGATTGCTAAGTTTGGTAGCAGCATCAGTACCAGCCGGAGTTGGAAACAACTGACCACCTTGCCCGTTGGCCACGGCCTGCACTGCACCTGGTAGGCCGCCTGCAGCAGCGCCGACTAATCCAGCTACTAGACCTTGAGTAAGAGCGCCACTTCCAGCCAAAGCGCCATTCAAGAAACTTGCAGCCGTTGGCACCAGGGCTTGACCTACAGCCCCAAGAACATTTTTTAAGCCGCCTTGAGAGTTGGCCTGCAAATCCTGTTTGCTTCCAATGGGGCTAGGTCGTATGGTTCCTTGACTTTCTACGGTTGCTGTACTTCCAGGCACAGCAATTGGACTAGTAACCACATCATAGTAAGCTGGGTCTGCAAAACCTGTGACTGGGTCGCTGGGCTGAGCTCCGCCTATTGCTCCACTATAGTATTTGACATTTTCGTAACGTATGCTCATAGTATGAGTCATGATACCATTGCCTTGACCATAATCATAGGTGTCATGTGTCCACTCAGAGATCAAAGGATTGATCATGGTGTACTGTGCATAGGTCTTTTGGCTCATGCCATATATTGTGATGTCGCGGAAGAATGGTTCTTGTCCGCTTGCAGGCCCAGTCAACAACGAACTGGCCAAACTCTGTAAACTGGGATTGTTGTAGCCTTGTCCACTAAGTCCCCATTTTTGCGCAGGACGACTGGCAGAATAGGTATCGTTACTGCCATAACTAAATCCACTGAGCGCAGTGCTGATTTCTCCCAAGATTCCAGACTGATTAGGAGTATTGCCGTATTTATATGTTGGATCACTGTAGTAGTACTGATAATACTGATACCACATGTTGCGTACCAGGTCGCTGTGATCATCGTTGAACACTATGGTGGCAGGGTTGTAATTGATCTTGGTCTGGACTAGACGTTTGCGATTGTACTGATTCATGGTGTTCACGTCAATGGTATAGCCAGGTAACTGTGCTGTTTTGACTGTAAGACCAATTGTGCTGCTCTTGCCGCCTGACAGCAAATTGGCTACCGCAGGTATAGCTGTGTTTAGATTGAAGTAAACATAAAATAAAAACTTGTTTCGAGGAGCAAGGTCATAGCCGCCAGATCTAAAGGTCTTGGCGGCATGTGTGTAGTCTCTCAGCCCTTGATCAGGCGGAAACGGTTGAAGATTGTCTTGGCCAAATGCCATAGACCGTTAACCTGTGGCTACGTTGTTAACTGTCAATGGAATTGATGCGCCAACACCAACGTCAGTACCAGTGGTGGTTTGTAAAGCATTGTCATAGCGTATGGTCATGCTTACAGTCATGGGTTCAGTACCCGAGCCATAGTTGGCATCATTGTAATTGACTCCTTGAAGGTAACAACCTAAAATAGTCCAGGTTTCTAAAGCAATAGGAGCATTAGCACCGTTGCCGCCGTCGAGCACTTCAAACACTGTGGTAAACTTGTAGTCAATGCCTGAAGCAGCACTGCTTTGTTCAAGGAAGTCCAATTGCTTTTGTAGTTGTTCGCCGACCAAACGGCTAACATTACCGCCAGCATCATCACGCACTTCGCAGGTAATATCAGTCCATGAATGCTTGCCAGCTAAACGGATTGTACTGTTGTAGATAGGAAGATCAATATTGTCAAATGTAACATTTGGGCGACTAAAACTTATGACCTGTTTGGTCAATTCTGTAGTAGGTTGTGTTACCCCTAATCCTAAAAAAGTCACGCGAAAGCGAAACTTGAGTTTTGGCATCAGCAAACCTTGTGCCGAGCTGCTTTGATCGCTGGCTAAGGGTACTGTTAGTTTTGTTAATGAGGCTGTTGCCATTTGTTTATTCTCCTAATATACGTTTATTTATGGCGTGTTGTCTGGGCAAATTTTGACTTAATTTGCCCAGTATCAATTACGCCGATGCCTGTGCCGCTATAGTTCCTGTGTTCTGAATACGCATTGGTATGTAGATAAATTCCACAGCCTTGACTGGTTCAATGGCAATGTCCACATATAATTCGTTACGATCAATAGTTGACGGAGTATTGTTGGTCAAATCGCAAACAACCAAGTAATCATACAAACCACGCTTGTTGACCAAGTCAATCATGAGTGCAGTAACCTGATTGGTAATGGCAGCTCTGGTTATGGTATCATTGGGTTCAAACAGGTATTGATTACCAATAATTTCCAAACGTCCACGTATGTAGGCGACCAAACGTGCCACGTTGATACGATCCAGTGCTGTGGCATTGCCTTGCAGAGTATGATTACCAAAGTTTACAATACCAGTACCTGGTATAAATGTAACCGGGTTGATATTGTTTGAATACAAAACGTCACGCAGTCCTTGATTTACGCCTAGCGGTTGGAACTCGCCTGATACTGCGTCAAGATATCCAATCTGCAGACCATTGTCTACTACACCACGGCGTAGACCAGCTGGAGCAAACCATGGATATGCCACTGAGTCGCTGCGTATGATAGTGCGCAACATCATGTGACTTGGCGCAGTTACCACAACGTTGCCAGTCAAATCTGTGGTGGTGCAACTTGGATAGAACGTAGCTGAGTATGCATCGCCTGCAGACAGGTTACCGTCTCCGGTGGCAAGGCCCAGGCCATTGTTGTTGGTTGCCCAGGTCACAATTTGGTCTGGTGTGAGTCGTAAAGGCGTGTCTACAATGCTGAATGAAGTTTGTCCACGATCGTTGTTGAGCACTTCCATGTTGGGTGCCAATTCTGGATACTGAGGACACACTATGAGATTGTACTGTGCTTGATTTTCACGCAGTTGTGTACTTGTGTCAATGGCCACTCGCAATGCTTGTACAATCAAGGTACGTTGCGCTTGACGTCCCATGTTGGGACTGCCATCAGC